AGACCCAAACCCTACGGACGCGGCACCTACCGCCGCCAACTAGCAGAAGTATTGGTCGCGGTCGGTTGGTGGCCTAGCGACATTGCGTTTGACTCACGGGACTTGACAACGGTCATTAAAGTGCTTAATGAGGCAAACAAGAAAAGAAGGTAATCATGCCGTTTCGCAGTTACACGGAAAGATCGTCAACGGTTACGAGCAACATTGAGGTTGTCGGGCTTAAAGAAGCCTTGAAAACTCTCAACAAAATTGACAAATCTTTGCGTCGTGAAATTACCAAGGATTACAAGAAGATTGTTCAGCCTGTTATTGACGATGCCAAAAACCTTGTGCCGTCTAAAGCGCCGTTGTCTGGTATGGCTCGAGCGTACAAATACCGTTCAGGGTTCCAAGTGTTGCCATGGTCGGAAGGATATAACCAAAAAATCATTGCCAAAATCAACACGCGAAACATCAAAGAAACCAGCGCTGGCGACAAGGTAAACGTCGGCACATTCATGATTCAATGGCAAGGCGCGACTGGCACCTTGTATGACACCACAATGGCTGGCGCGCTAGGCAAAGCGTTAACAGCACGTTATGGCCCTCGCTCGCGAGTAATGTGGAAAGCGTACGAGCAACGCCGTGATGACGTACTTAGGGAAATGGAACAGTTAGTGCGGCGTGTTATGGATGAAGCAAACAGAGAGACAACCTAATGGCAATTAATATCCCGATCATCAGCGAGTTTGACGGCAAAGGGATAAAGAAGGCTATTGCCCAATTTAAGCAGTTAGAAACCACAGGCGAAAAAGCCCAGTTTGCAATCAAGAAGGCTGCCGTGCCTGCAGCTGCCGCGCTCGGCGGTTTGGCTATTGCCCTTGGCGATGCCACACGCGCTGCAATGGAAGACCAGCAAGAGCAGGCGGCGTTAGCGCTTACTTTGCAAAATGTTACTGGAGCGGGCGCTGCACAAACCGCACAGGTAGAGAAGCAGATCAGCGCAATGAGTCGAGCATCTGGCGTTGCCGACACCGAATACCGCAAAGCATTAGAAGCGCTTGTGCGCGGCACCAAAGACGTTGGCATTGCCATGAACGACATGAACCTTGTCATGGACATCAGCACGGCTACCGGCATGGATTCTGCCAGCGTCGCTGACGCGCTTGCCAAGGCATACCAGGGCAACTTTAAGGCGCTCCGATCATTGAGCCCAGAGATGTCAACCATGATTAAAGAAGGCGCAAGCCTCAACGAAGTCATGGACGTGCTCGGTGGAACCTTTGGCGGTGCGACCGCAAAAAACGCTGAAACCGCTGCAGGGAAAATGGCAATCCTGAAGAACTCAATTGGCGAAACCAAGGAGTCAATCGGTGCAGCGCTGTTGCCTGTGCTCGAAGCCGTCTTGCCTGTGCTCAACAAGTTCGCTGCATGGGCTCAAGACAATCCGCAAGCATTTTTGTTTATTGCTGGCGCTATCGGCGCAGTTGCAGCTGCAATCGTTGCCACGAACATTGCTATGGCACTAAACCCGTTTGCATTGATCGCTGCAGGCATCGCATTGTTGATAGTTGGTTTGGTCGCCGCATACAACAAGTTTGAATGGTTCCGTGACGGCGTAAACGCAATCGTCAACACCGTGATCGGTTTCTTTGCTGGCATGGTAAACGCTGCAATCGGTGCAGTTAACGCAATCATCAGCGCCTACAACTCAATACCTTTGCTACCAGACATTCCAAAAGCACCAACTGTTCCCGTGCCAAAACTTGGCAACTCACCGACACAAACAGCAGCGCGCATGAACTTGCCGCGCATGGCTGAAGGTGGAATTGTCAGTTCCCCTACTCTTGCCCTGATTGGCGAAGCAGGCCCAGAAGCAGTAGTGCCATTAGATCGCCTAAATACTGGCGGAGGAATAACCATTAACGTCACAGGGGGACTTGCCACAAGCGCCGAAATCGGTGAATCGGTCGTCAACGCTTTGCGCGCTTATTCACGTTCCGCTGGGCCGTTGCAATTGCAGGTGGCGTAATGCCAGGCGTAGCAGTTGTTGATTCAGGCAACTATGACCTACAAATCGCTACAGGTTTTCAAGTTGACGCATTCGTTTTAGACGATGCGCTGAAAGGCGTATTAGATAACACCGAATATGTGCTGGACGGCACGACCGAGTTTGCCGATGTAATGGATTCAACTATCAGCGTTAACGTGCGGCGCGGTCGCCGTGACGTGGGCGATCAGTTCAGCGCTGGCACAATGACATTCACCATTCAAGACGTGGACGGCATCTTTAACCCGTTTGACCAAAACAGCCCGTACTACGACACCCCACAAGCCAAGCCTGGGCTTGCCCCATTGCGCGAAGTACGGCTAATCCGATACAGCTCAACCAATGTGTCCGAATCATTGTTCAGCGGTTATGTCGTCAACTATGACTACAACTTCGCGCTCGGCGGTCTTGACACCGTGACCGTGTATTGCGCTGACCAGTTCTACCTACTCGCACAAACATTTCTAGACGAACTAAACGTCACCCCAGAGACATCAGGCGAACGCATAGAAACCGTCTTAGACCTGCCAGAAGTTGATTTTCCAGCAGGCGCTCGAAGCATTGCCACAGGCACGGTAAACCTAGGCCACGACAGCGCTTACACCGTGCCGGCAGGAACTAACGCGCTGCAATACCTAACCCAAATTAACGACACCGCCGAGTTTGGGCGTCTGTTTATGTCAAGGTCTGGAGTTATTACATTCCAAAACCGCATTGGCAACACGCTTAGCGCGCCAGTAGCCGATTTTCATGATGACGGCACAGGGTACAAGTTTGATGGCGTGGGCATTAGTTTTGAAGCTGATTCGGTAATCAACAGATCGGTGCTTACAGCCTTAGACGGCAAAACCGCTACCGCAACCGATGCAGGTTCTATTGCTACATATTTTATTCAGACATCAAGCATCACAAACAGCCTGCTACACGTGCAGGGAGAAATTGACACCGCAGCGTCCTACTTGCTTAACCCAGAGCCCGAACCGCGCTACACGTCCGTGGCAACCAAATATCTGATGCTGACCACAGCCCAAAAAGACACTTTGGCAACCGTGGACATTGGCGACACCATCAGCGTAGAAAAAACGTTTCCGAGCGGTACTGGCACAACCCAGTTGGCCCAAGAGCTGTCAGTTGAGGGCATCGAGCATCGGCTGGATTTCAGCACAGGCCACAGCGTCCTGTACAGCACCGCGCCAACCACGATCGTGTACGAGCTGATATTGGATGATCTCATCTATGGCGTACTTGACGCCGAAAATGTCTTAGGATAAGGAGCACTTATGGGAGTTAACGCACAAATCGCAGTTCCAGCCTTTACCGCTGGACAGGTGCTTACCGCAGCACAACAAACGCAGATCAACACAGGTATTCCTGTTTTTGCCACGACCGTGACGCGCGATGCTGCGTTTGGTGGTGCAGGCGAAAAGGTGCTTGCCGAAGGTCAGTTTGCCTATTTAGAGGACAGCAACACGACCCAGTATTACGACGGGTCAGCATGGCAAACAGTTGGGTTGACGCCAGGTATGCGTTTTATTACAGGCGCACCGTTTACCGCGCAAGGCACAATTTCAATGCCTGCCAGCACTTTTACCACGACATACAAGACCTATCAAGTTATTTTGCAAATCACGGCAGCATCAACAGACATTGATGTTTTATGTCGAGTCAATGTGGCTGGTTCACCTAACACCACTTCTGGCGCATATGTTTGGGGTAAAGGTGGCGTGTTTTACAATAGCGCTGCAAACGACCAAGGAAATTCAACGAGCCAAACATCGGCGTTAATTAACGAAGTACGCAACAGCAGTTACATGGCTTATGGCACAAACATTCTTACGGTTTTTGACCCAGCAAACTCTGCAACAATGACAACGGCCAATGGCACGTGGGTTGGCGCGATTGACAACAACGGCATCGGAGCAACAGGCTTTTGTGGTTTTTCAATGACAGCAACCGCAGCAAACGACGGCCTTACATTTGTCACCAGCACCGGAACAATCACAGGTTTCTACCGTGTTTACGGATTCAACGAAAGTTAGGAACATGAGCGAATACACAATCCAAATTGGAACAGAAGTGCGCGACATGACCGAAGACGAAATTGC